ACACATTAACAAGCTTTGATATAGCTAGCGCCTCAAGCGTTGCTCAATTAGTTTTATCTATTTTAGGTATTGTATATCTAGGCGTTAAAATTGTAAACGAATCCTTAAACGGGCAAATTAACAGAGAAGGAAAACGTTTAGAGAACGAGCGAGCTAATCGAGATTTAAAAGACGACGAAAATGAGAAACTTTAATTTAAAAGAGTTTGATAGTCCCGATTTAAGCGGCTCGGGCTTAAATATGGATAAAGACTTCCTCTCTATGCTAGATAATGCGAGAGACATCGCTAAAACGCCGTTTAAGATAACCTCTGGCTATAGGACTAAAGAGCATAATGTAGCTATATATAAAAAACTAGGAAAAAAACCTATAGAATCCTCACACCTTAAAGGTCTAGCCTGCGACATCGCTTGCAGTGATTCACGAGCAAGATTTTTAATAATAAACGCGTTACTAGAGGCAGGATTTACTCGCATAGGTATAGCAAACAATTTTATACACGTAGACTCGGATTGTGAGAAGTCTGAAAATGTAATCTGGACGTATTAATGGAAACAGGAAAGTACAAAGATAAAAACGGAACGACTAGAGTAGGCGACGCTTTGAGGTTTTTAGCCAAACAAGGCAAAGCTTTTGCTCCCGAACTGCTAGAGCTTGCTGCAAATGTTACAGGCGTTAAGGCTTTGGATAAGCTAGGCGATGCTATACGAGGCGACAAAGCGCTAACCCCACAGGATAAAGACTTGCTACTAGCAGAATTAAACAAAGATATAGCAATAGAGCAAGAGATAACTAAGAGGTGGGAGGCAGACGCAAACTCGGATAACTACGCTAGTAAGAATATACGCCCGTTTACGCTCGCTTTTTTGCTTGTCTGTATGTTTATATTCATTATGCTAGATAGTGCGTTAGACGGCTTTAAAATAGCTCCAGAGTGGATAGGATTACTCAAGGGATTACTCATGACTGCGGTAGGTGGTTATTTCGTAATACGAGGAGCGGAGAAAATCACAAAGGATATAAAAAAGTAAACCCCTGCATTTCTGCAAGGGTGTATCCTAGTTATGGCGTTGGTCGTATTTCCAATTTTCAAGCGCTTTTTTAGCATCTCGATAGGCTTTGTTTAAAGCCTTAAAGCTAGGGTTGTCTTTATATAGCTCGTAGTCGTTATAGTAAACGACTGAGCGCTCTCTAAGAGCTTGAGGCAGCTCGAAGTACTCCGCCTCTTTAACTCTTAAAAAATATTCTTTACTGCCTTGCATTATTTTGCTAGGGTTTTAACTTGCTCAGAGGTCAATGCGTAGGCATTTAAAGACTCCTTAGTGATTTTACCGTCTTTTAGGGCAGATAACGCCTTTGTAAAACGTTCGTCGCTTAGAGGCTGTTTAATTGGCTTAGGCGCAAACTCTTTCGTTATCTCTGCTAGGTATCTCACATCGTCAAACTTGCCCATAAAAATATCCGCGTTAAATCCTAGTTTAGATATAGCCTTTGTAAGCGTATCCGTCTCTATTTTTTTAGCGAAGTTGTCGTCTAGCATAGTCTTAGCGTTATTTATGTACAACTTGCAGGAGTTTATAATTTCAAACTCTCCCTTTGGAAAGAAAAAAGTACCTTTAAAAACTACCATATCATATTTAACAAGCGAGTAATCTAGCTCAATATTTTTAAATCCCCAAGTTTGCCCGTATACTCCGAACTGCTCCGTTACCATCATAATTTGATATTGTGGCGCTATCGCAGTTATAGACATTCCGCCTATTTTAGCTTTTTTAGTATACTTTGGGTTTGTTTTTTCTACGCTATTCCATAGCTTTAAATTGTTTACTTGCATAATAAGTTTGTTTTATATTTTCTTAATCTATTTTGTACTCTAATGTTAAAATTTGCGTCGAGTAAACGCTCCGATTCAGTGCCAAAGATACGATAATAAGGATTGTCTTTATCTATTATGTAGTCATATCTTACAGATAATATTTGTAGCATACTATTAAGTCGTATTATTTTCTCTCTTTTACACATCTTTCTGCTATTCATAATAGTGAGCTATTACGTTTATAATCATTTCGTTCTCCTCGTCTGTTATATCTATATCGTCAAAATCTTGGTCGAATACCGCTAGTATCTCAATATCAAAATGAGCATCGCCTACCGTTACCTCTTGCGTTTCAAAGTGAGTGCCATGTGAAATCGATATATCTCGGCTTGCGTAGATACTAAACTCTATACCATACTCCCCCATTTGCGCCTCTACAAAATCCTGCTGTAGTACCTCGTTATCGTGGTCGTTTTCCCATTCTATAAAGGGAGCGGTAAAATCCTGCATACTATCTTTTAATGTTTTCATTATTTTTTCAATTTTAATCTTAATATTCTTTTTTTGATTTCCTTGCGTTTCTCACAAAGTGGCAAGCTGTCAGCTATTTGCTGTAGTTTTTGGATAATCTGTTTTTTTGTCCTCATAGTTTTTAGCAGTTGTAAAAGTTTATGTTTTCTTGGTGTTCTGTTATCTGAGGCAATACTGTTTCTAAAGCTCTTAATACATCTCTAGCTATAAAATATTCAGCCTGTGATACTAACATATTCATACTGTGGTTTTTGTAGTCTGCTTTAGATTGCTTTTTTAATCTCTCTACTAGCTTCTCCTGCTTAGCTATTATTGTCTTAATTTGGTTTGAATTTTTCATAATAGTTTGTTTTTGTTTTTGTAAATATATACATCTTTTTTAATTAAAAAAAACTTTTTTGCAATTGTTAATAAAAAAATCAAATTATTAGTAACAAAATCTATATATTATACTACTAACAGATTAAAATAATAATGTTAGAAAGATTAGCAAAAAGAAATGACGACTGGAGAAATCTAGCCTACAGGATATGCGGAAACTACGACCACGCTCAAGACTTAGTACAGCAAATGTACCTAAAGCTCGCAGACTATAAAAGAGTTAACGACGCTATGGTAGCAATTACAATAAAAAACCTTTGGCTTGACCTACTAAAAAAGAAAAATCGAGAGGTCGGAATTGATAGCTTTCACTCTTTACCGTATGGCGAGAATACTTTTGAGCCTAGCGATAAGCAAATAGAGTATTTAAACAGATTTGACGACCTGCCAATGGTACAAAAAGAATTAATACAGGAAAGTTTCGACAAATCTACAAGAGAAATAGGACGAGAGTTTAACATAAATTATTGTTATGTACATCGTCAAATACATAAAGGATTAAAAAAGATTTTAAAAGAGAATTATAAAGAGTATAAAAATAGTAATCTTAAATATTTAAAAAAGCGTAAAAATGAAAGTAACTAAAAAAGACCTAAAGAATTTTAAAGGAGACAAAAGGAGCAAAGAATACAAAGACTTGAAACTTGCCTACGATAAAAACATAGAAACCAAAAATGTAGACGACGTAGGTATAGGCACAACACTAGAGAAAGTATTTAAAGCTACGGGCATATCTAAGCTAGTAGAGACATTTACTCCAGAGGGCGAAGATTGCGGCTGTAAAGAGCGCAAAAGACTCTTAAACAACTCGCCAACGTTTAACGCATCGCAAAGACCAAAGCGCTGCATGACTAAGGAAATGTTTGAGGCTTACGATAAGTTTGTGAAATCTAGAGAGGTTGACAAATGGAACGCCGAGGAGTCTAAACTTGTATTTAATACTTACGAGTGGGTGTTTGCCTTGAGATACGATACAAAACGTATGTGCGCAAACTGTAACGGTACGGCTAACATTTTAAAAATGATTACCGCGAGTTTGGATAAAGTACACGAGACTTATTAACAATTTAAAATATTAGTTTCAAAAAGCCTGTAATTTGATTTACAGGCTTTTTTTGTGTTTTAAGGCGACAAACACGACATATTTTTTTTGCGTGTCGTGTGCCTTAGCCTAGTGATAGTAAAGGATTACACAGAAAGACGACATTTGGCGTGTCGTGTTTAGTATTTTGTAACTGAAAAAATAAAGGCTTACAATTTTTAAAAAAGACGACACGACACTTTTTTGTCGTGTTTTGGCAACAAAGTCAATACCACACTGGGCGCAGGACACGACATCGCGTTTTTATTTTGTCGTGTTTGTCGTGTTTTGTCGTGTTTGCATTGTTAATAAAAATAAGAGCTAATATAAAACAAAGAGTTTATATTTGTATCGATTGTCCGCTCAAGAATAATCGCTAGGTGTAATCGTAGGGGGTTATACTAACACATTGTAAAACTCTTATTTTTAAAGCTCCTCCTACAATGGCTTTTTAAATAGGAGTTTTTTTATAACAGCAAATGATAAAACTAGATATACAAAAATGTAATAACTTAATCGATAAGGGTTTTTCTCTTATTACTGCAACCGCCGACAAAGTACCCGTCGGAAGTTGGAAACAAGCACAACAAACGGCTACAGATATAGAGACTTTTAGAGTAAACTATTTAAACCCTAAAGCTAAAGCCGTCGGTATTGTTACAGGATTTAACGATTTGGAATGTTTAGACGTAGATTTAAAAGTATTCTCTACAGCAAAAGAAAAATCCGAATGGTGGGCAGAGTATATTAGCTTTTTAGAGGATAACATTTTTAATTTTAAAGATAAGTTTGTAATAGCTAAAACTATAAACGACGGCTTTCACATACTATACAAGTCTAAAAGAGTAGAGGGTAATCTAAAGGTAGCTAAACTTAAAGGTCATAAACAGCAAATACTAGAGACCAGAGGCAACGGAGGATATATCGTAGCTTATTCAGATATACTAAACGGTAAAGAGTATACAGACATCGACTATATTAGCGAGGAGGATAGGGAGGTATTATTTTCTATATCTAAAACATACGACCACAAAGAGGAGGCTATAGAAGTAATCGAGAAACCTAAAAAAGATAAAGTTATATCTACAGGCTTGAGCGCTTGGGAAGATTACAACAATAAAACGAGTATACTCGATTTAATAGGCGCAGACTTTGACGTAGTAAGAAACCTAAAAGATAAATATATAATAAGACGCAAAGGAGCAGATTCCGCACATAGCGGATATATCTATAAGGATAACGGCTTAATGTATCTCTTTACCTCTGGAACGTCTTTCGAGGCAGAGAAAGGATATAACCCCTTTATGGTTTACGCTCATTATATCCACAACGACGACGGGAGCGCTGCGGCTGTAGATTTATACAAGCAAGGATTTGGAGAGCGTAAAGAAATAGATTCGCCTTTAGACGTAACCCTAGAGGATAAAGAGGTATGCGTAAATACTGAGTTTCCTTTAGAGATATTCCCTTTAGAATTACAGCACTACATACTAGAGAGGCATAGAACGCTTAAGCAATCTATTGATTATATGGGGTGTAGCTTGTTATTTTTAACCTCTATAATAGTAGGTAATTCACAACAGATAAAAATAAAAAACGGGTGGAACGAAACCCCTAGTATTTGGCTTTCTCTAGTAGGAAAGGCAGGGGTAGGAAAGACGCCGTCTATTAAAGGTATTACATTCCCTTTAGATAAAGCAAATAGCACAGAGATAAAGCGCTATATAGTAGCAGAGGCAAAGTTTGACGAGTTTAACAATATGGACGCCAAAGATAAAGCTTTAACAGAGCCAGTATATAAGCCAAAGAAAACTCAATTTTTAGTTAACGACGTAACCCTTGAGGCGCTCGTAGAATTACACAACGAAAATACAAACGGTATAGGGGTTTTAAAAGACGAGCTTGCAGGTTTCTTTAAAGATATGAATAAGTACCGCGAGGGCGGAGATATGGAGCATTGGCTTTCGTCTTGGAGTGGCGGAGAGATTAACCTAAACAGAAAGACAGCAAAGAGTAGTTTTGTAGAGCGTGCTTTTTTACCTATCATGGGGGGGATACAGCCGAGTATATTAGACGGATTCCAAACAGAGGAGAACAAAAGCAACGGATTTATTGACCGTATGCTATTTAGTTACCCAGAGTTAGAGGTAGAGGATTTTGTAGACGAGGAGATTGAGCAGGATTTACTTGTATGGTACGATACATTTATTATTAAATTTTACGAGTCTACTAAAAGAAATTTAAGACTAGGCGAGGGTAACGTAGTAGAGGCAGTAACCGCAGAGTTTACTCCAGAGGCTAAAATAGAATACAAGCGAATCCACAAAGAGATTACCGCGATGCAAAAGTCGGAGGATATAGCAGAGGCTAATAAATCTATGCTACCAAAAATGAAAGCCTACGTCGCTAGATTTGCATTATTAATTAATACCCTAGAGTCTCAAAAAAATACAAAGATACATAAGGACGAGGTAGAGAAATCTAGCGTTTTAAAAGCTGAGAAGTTAGCGCATTACTTTATAGATATGGCTAATAAAATAAAAATAGAGAGCGCCGAGCGCACTAAAATAAAATCTAGTTTTGATAATAAAAAAGATGCTTATACCAATTTTAAAAGTATCTATACAAAAAACCCCGACGTATCTCAAAAAGATATTGCGGATATGCTAGGTAAATCTATACGAACAACGCAGAGATATATAACAAAATTTAACAAGGAGAAATGATAAAAAAAGAATGGTTATTTATGCAGACGCCAAAGGAGAAAGCGTACCAATTAGCAAAGGCTTTTTATGTAGAGACTACGACTAGCAAAGAGGCGAAACAATGCGCAAAAGTACATATCACTTTGATACTAGAGAGCGAGATACTAAAGCCGTCTAATAATCAAACTATAGAGTATTATCAAGAAGTATTAACCCAAATAAATAAGCTATGAAAAACCAAACCAACCGCTACAGATTAACAGCAAAGGAAGAGACCGCTTTGCTAGAGATGCGAGCTAAAGCCGAAAAAAGTAGAGTCCTAGTAATAGGAGATATACATCTGCCCTTTGAACGTAAAGACTACCTACAATTTTGCAAGGATACATACAAAGAGTATCAATGTAATAGAGTGGTTTTTATTGGCGATATAATAGATGCCCATTGGTCAAGCTTTCACACTACAGACCCCGACGGACTAGGAGGAGGCGCAGAGCTTGAGATGGTAATAGAGCAAGTAAAAGATTGGTATAAAGCATTCCCAGAGGCTGAGGTTTGCATAGGTAATCACGACGCTATAATCATGCGCAAAGCTTTTGATAGTGGCGTTCCTAAAATTTGGATAAAAGAGTTTAACGACGTTTTAAAAACGCCTAACTGGCAATGGGTTACGGATACATATATCGACGGCGTTAGATATGTGCATGGGCATAAAAGCTCTAAAGCTAGAACGGCAGCGCGTAGGGATATGGTATCCACAGTTACAGGGCATTTTCACACAGATTTCTATATAGATTATATGTTTGGAAAGACTAGAGCAATTTTTGCGATGGCTGTAGGGTGTGGAATAGATGACTCACAATATGCTTTTGCTTATGCCGCAGGAGGTAAAAAAAACGCTATCGGGTGCGCTGTAGTATTGAACGGCGGCGAGACTCCGATACTAGTTAAAATGAATCTGGAGAAATACAAGGACTAAAATTTGCAATACATAAAAATAAATATTAACTTTAAGCCAAATAAATGGAAATAGAAATAACAGACAGCAAAAAAGACCACTACTATTTAACAATTAACAAGATAAAACTAGGCGAGTTTGAACGCTCAGACCTGCGCCACTTAATAGAGAAAATCGATAACCAAATATAAATAACTATGAAAGTAACAGGAAAGATTACAAAGGTGTTAGATACACAAAAAGGAACGTCCGCATCGGGCAAAGATTGGCAAAAGCTATCTTTTATTTTAGAGACTACAGAGGACTATAACAACCTCTATTGCTTTGAGGTATTCGGAGACGAGAAAGTAGAGCAGTTTTTGAAATACAATAAAGTCGGGCAAGAGGTAGACGTTAGCTTTAACGTACAAACAAACGAGTATAAAGGAAAGTATTATACTAGCTTGCAGTCTTGGAAGATATTCAAGGCAGAGGCAGGGGAGACAGCTTCAGAGGTAGCTCAAGAGGAGGCAGACGATTTGCCGTTTTAATAATTCGGGGAGTTAGCGCTCCCCTTTATTTTTTATATATATGAAAGACAAAATACTAGAGGATTTAAAAGCAGAGTTTGACGCTCGCTCGGAGGCAGGGATAAAGAAATATAATACTACTCTGGAGGATAACAACAAAGACGATTTTTTACAACACTTAAAAGAGGAGTTAATGGACGCCGCTTTGTATATCCAAAAGCTGCAATCTGTAGAGCCGAATTACTGTAAGTGTAATATAACCTATACACTAAATGAATGATAGCGGAGATATTACAGCAAAGTTTGCAGCTACAGAAAGAGCTATCGACGAGCTACAACAGCCGACTATTGAAATCGAGAGAACTCGCAAAGCAATACGAGAAACTCAAAAACGAAACGACGGAATTAGAGCAGAGCTTGAGGCTATCCAAAAAAGAATTAAAAAAGGTCATAAAGCAATACGAGAAAGCTCAAACGGGGAGCAGAGAATTGCAAGCGTTAAAAAAGAAATCTCAAGACTTGGCGGACTTATTGCGTGGCAAGACAACCGCAGCAAACAATTTAAAACAATTATCAAAAGGGGTTATTAATAATAAGCATATTTTGCAATGATTAAATTAAGACCATACCAAAACGAGATTATTCAATCCTTGCGCAACTCATTTAAAAGAAACCGCAGGACTATACTCTGCGCTCCTACGGGCGCAGGCAAGACGATAATGTTTACCTACCTAATTAGTGAGCATTTAAAGCGTGGAGGTAACGTCTTAGTATTAACTCATAGGAGCGAGCTACTAAAACAAGCGGGTAGCTCATTCGAGAAATTCGGACTAACTCCCGTATATATAACGAGCGGCTCAAAGCCAGACCTACAAGCAAAGCTCCACGTTGGAATGGTCGAAACAATAGACAGACGCAAAGAGACTTATACCCATTTCCTAGCGTCAAAGAGTTTAGTAGTAATCGACGAGGCGCATCTTAATATCTTTACTAAACTACTAGAGTATATTAATCCCCTTGCCTACGTAATAGGTGCGACGGCTACACCAGAGCGCAAGGGTAAGGCTGCCGCATCTCTTGACGAGTTTTACACCGCCATAGTGCAACGAATAGATACACCCGAATTAATTAAAATGGGTTTCCTATCCTCTGCCAATAGCTACGGCGTGCCAATAGATACTAAAGGACTAAAGCGCACAGGAGCGGATTTTGATACCGCAAGCTATTACGAGGATAATAAAACATATATAGGTGTTGTAGATAATTGGGTACGGTTAACAGAGAATACAAAGACTTTACTATTTGCATCGAATGTAAACAGCTCTAAGGTCGTTTGCGCTCAATTTAATGCAAGAGGTTACGAGGCAAAACATATCGACGGAAACACCCCTAGAAATGAGCGAGAGGCTATACTAGATTGGTACGATAAAACCCCGAAAGCTATTATATGTAACTGCGGTATATTAAACGCAGGGTTTGACCAACCAGACATCGAAACTATAATACTATACAGAGCTACAACCTCGCTGCCTTTATTTCTGCAAATGTGCGGACGAGGCTCGAGGACTACAGCAAACCTAAACTCTTTTAATATCCTAGACTTTGGCAATAATATCAAACGGCTAGGGCATTGGGAAAATCCTAGAGACTGGAGCCTAAAAAAGAAACTTACAAGAGAACAGCCTGCGCCCGTAAAGGATTGCCCTAAATGTAAAGCTATACTATTAGCCTCTACAAAAGTCTGCCCTTATTGCGAGCATAAATTTATAAATAAAAAGGCGGCAGAAATTGCTAGGCTTGAGCTAATAAGAAACGAGGTAATTAAAAATTACAGCGAGATGTCAAACTCAGAGCTTGCGCAGGCGGTACATGACAAATACATAACGGCGGCGTGGGTATTGCATCGTAAAACTTGCAGGCTAGACGCTAGAGATTTTCTTGAGGCGGTAGGATATAAAAAGTCTTTCGAGTATGTAAATAAAAAAAGATTTAAAGTTTTTAGTTAAAAAAGTTGTTTATAAGTTATAAGTTTATATATCTTTGAAAAAACTAAATAAAAAATAAAATGCAAATAGAATACAACCAAAAAAATACCATATATTACCAAAAAAAAATCGTAAGAAATGAAATTAAAATAATACAATTAAATAAAGAACTTGATTCACTTTGTAACGAAAGAAGTGATATAATAAATTCTGTTATACCAATAGAAACCAAAATAGAAAAAGCAAAAGAGTTGGTCGATAATTTAAAAATTGAAATTAGCACTTATTTTTTATTACTAAAAGATTTTGAAAACCCAAACAAACAAGAAAAAATTAAAACATATTTAATGAAAAACAATCATACAAAACTTTACAAAATTGGTTATTCAAAAAACCCAAAACATAGGGAAAAAACACTGCAATCTCAAGAGCCTAATATAAAAATGGTTAAGGTTTGGAATAAAAACATAGAAAAAAAATTGCATAAATTATATTCTGAATATAGAGTACGAGGAGAGTGGTTTGATTTAACGCCTATACAAGTTAAATATATTTGTACACATTTTTAAAACTAAAACAAAATGAAAAACTTACTACAAACATTGAGACCAGATTTAAAGGATAAGCTATCTTTATTAAACGAGGAGTATCCATTTACAGCGCATCGCATTATTAAAGACCTAGAGGCAACCGATAACGTTTACGACGTTACGTTTTTAACTATGGCAACCATGCAGAAATTTCTATCTGTAAACCTAGACGATTTTTACTTTATCTTTGAGCCAGATGTTGAGCGAGGTTAAAATACAGACACAGATTTTCCAGTGGCATTGGAACAACTACCCCACAGAGCGAGGTTTACTTTGCTATAACCTAAACAACTCGGCTAATAAAATAGACGGCAATAGAAACAAAGCGCTCGGATTAATCAAAGGGCGCTCCGATATGGTTTACTATTACAATGGCTCTGCTATTATGATTGAGCTAAAAAACGCTAAAGGAAAGCAAAGCAAAGAACAAATAGAATGGCAAAAACTACTAGAGTCTCAAGGATTCACATACGTAGTTATCCGTAGCCTAGAGGAGTTTAAACAATTTAAAGAACAACTATGTTAAAAACAATTAGAGACGCAGTACAAAGAGTAACAAGGCTAAGTATAAACAAGGATACACGACAAAGGGAGTATGTTATGGCTAGGTGCCTATATTATCACTTTGCTAAAGAGTTAACTAAAAAGTCACTTTCTGAGATAGGAGCGTCAACGAAACACAATCACGCTACAGTAATACACTCGCTTAAAAAATTTAATGTGCATTACAAATTTGACGAGGACTTTAAAAAGCACTATAATATTTTAGTTAGTATATTAAAACCTACTCCGTCCGCAGAGGATATTATCGCAGAGGTCGGCTCGATTGACGAGGTAATAAAACAGAGGCAGGATTTAATAGACGCCAATATAAAACTAGCATTAAAGATTAAAAAGCTAAAAGAAAACCTCCCCGACTTTGATAAGTATTTCGAGGGAATACCAGAAGAGAGAATTCAATTTTTTATTAATAACCAAATGAGCGCCTTTATAAAAATGGAACGCGCTACACTAAAAAAGCAACAAAGTTATGAGCAAGCAAATTCCAAAATTAGAGAAACAAAGCAAACCGCTAAACAAGCAAGTTTTGAGGAAACGGGTATCCGAGTTAGAGACAAGGCTAAACAATTTACACTCCCTTGTTAAAGATATAGCACACAACCAAGAGGCAATAGTAACCGCATTATCTTCAAACGAAATCAAAGACGTAGACGAGGCAGAAACCACAGAATTATGAATTACGACCTAATAGATAACATCGAAGTAGACGGAATAGATACAAACGACTATCCAGACTTTTGCGACGCTTTTATAGTCTCGGCAGACTACGACGGCGTAGAAATGACAGAGGAGCAGCTAGAGGCTTTAAACGAGGACTACAGCTTTGTGCATGACTGCGTATATACACATCTTTTTTAAATGACGATACCCGTAATATTTGAAAACCCCCACGATTTTTTCGAGGAGGCTACTAAACAAGAGTATACAGATGCGCACGATTTATTCTATAGGTCTATGGTAGAGTATTTACTAGACGAGTCGATACAATACGTTTGCACGTTTATTTATAACGACTACGATAAGTATTTATTTGAGCCACAATCCGAAGAGGACGAGATAATACTCTCCAGAGATGCGCTGCTATACTTTGAATACATCGAGGAATACGAAACTTGTCAATTAATTTTTGAGGTTTTAAACTCTGAGAACTAGGTAGTTATAAAAAATGTTGTTTTTTGTTTGGTGGTAACAAATAATTGTTTGTATATTTACAAAAACAAAAACAAACACTATGGCTTACATCAAAATATCAGACAGAAATTTAAAAAATGTAGAGGTAAAAATTATTAGCAGAAAGTTAGGCTTACACACTGCTATTGTTAGAGAGGACAGACGCAACAGATACATAAGCGACTATATTCTTTTTAACAAATTAACTGGAACGCCTTACATGATAAAAGAGATATAAAACTAAAGGGGAGCTAACAACTCCCCATAATAACAAAACTATGAATTTAAAAGATACACTAGACAGACTCTTCGACAAAGACCTAGATTTAACTCACGAGCAAAGAGATAAGATAATCACAATTATTGGCGATCATTCTCAATACGAATGGAGCGCAGGATTCAAACAAGCTAAAGAGCAAAGATAATGAACTGGACTCTACAAATAGCTTTCCATTATCCGCACGATCGTTTCCTATTAGGTTGGGAATATATGGCTCAAACCAAAGAGTATAATTACACAACAATAAAGCTGTATTTATTTATAGTAACATTAACCCTAGATATTTAAACCATGAGAAAATTAATACATAGATTACTAGTAAAAAATTCAATAGTACCTTATAAATCAATCACATTAAAAACGGGCGTAATTGTAGACCACTACAGAGACGGACTCGTAGATGTAACCTCTTAATTTTTAGTTTTGTTTAATTTTGTTTTAGTTTGCCCTGCCTTAATTGGTGGGGTTTTTTTATATAAGAAACAATATATATTATAATTCGTTTATATAATAGTACTAATACTAATAGTTAGTACCTATTAGATATGAATAAATTATCCAAAGGTAACGGAGGCTGGTCTACAAAAGCCAAAGGTATAGATCGCCGTAAAAACCCATTCAAGCAATTAATAACAGAGGCAACCTCACAAGAGAACTTTATAGCCGTCTTTCAAACGTTAGAGGCAAGCGCGATGTCTGGAGACGTTCAGAGCGCAAAGCTCTACCTAGAGTATACCGTAGGCAAACCAATGCAGAGCGTGGATATAACCTCCGACGGTGGCAGCGTAAACATTCCGACAATTTCTTTTACCTCAGCTATTGACGTAACACCAGAGAATGAGTAACATAAACCTCAGCGAAAAATTTGCGCCCTTGTTTAATATTCCCGACGGCGTGGATACCTTTATCATAACGGGCGGCAGATTCTCTCAGAAATCATTTGCGACGTCTCTAAGCGCTTTAAATAGTTGCACGAAGTATGGGCATCGAATACTCTACAGCAGGTATACAAACGCCTCTCTAAAAGATTCTATATTTGCTGAGGTAGAGGAGAAAATCGAACTCATGAATCTAGAGGACTCTTTCGAGTCGCAGCAAAATAGGATCGTATCAAAATTTAATAAGAGCAAGATAGTCTTTAAAGGATTAAAGGCAGGCTCTGGAGTCCAAACAGCAAACCTCAAGGGGTTAAAAGATTTCTCGATGCTCATATTAGACGAGGCGGAGGAGATGCAAGACGAGGCAATCTACGACAAGATAGTGCTATCGATTAGAGGTAACGACGCAAGCAATCCAAATAGGAATATAAAGGTCTTAATCTTAAACCCTACGAGTAAGGAGCATTTTATCTATATGAAGTACTACGAGAGTAGAGGCGTTCAAGAGGGATTTAACGGAGTCAAAGATAACGTCTGTTATATACATACCTCTTACCTCGATTGTCTTGAGTTTGTACCCGACGAGATACTAGACTATTTCGAGGACATGAAGGTCAGCAATCCGATAAAATACAATCACGTCGTTTTAGGCTCTTGGCTCTCAAAAGCTGAGGGAGTCGTTTATACAAACTGGCGGTTTGGCGAATTTAACCCCGACGGGTTACAGGTTATCTTTGGACAGGATTACGGACACACCGATCCGACAACTTTAGTAAAAATTGCCATAGATAAAAAAAAGAAAATAATCTACGCAAAGGAGGAGCTTTACAAATCGAAGTTAACCATCTCCGAAATATACGCAA